CGCAGCATGGGCCGGATGTGTGACGCCTGTGATGCCTTGACTGGTGAGTTGAGCTACGAGTCCTGGGATATCGGGGTCAGAGGCTTGGTGCGTATTCTGCCAGTCAGAAATAACCTTAAAGAAGTCTGGAGGTCCCCCTTTGTTGCTATTATTCTGCCATGCATATTTTCCAGATTCGCCCCACCCCTCAATAGGGACTGACGATTTCTGTGTACGCACCTCTTCGCCTTTGTATCCATCCCTCTTCGCACTGCCATTTGAGTGATAATTTCCTACGAATTTGACTTCATCTTTCCTGCCGAAGCCCTTAGCCATGTTGTCATCGAAGACTTCTTGAGGTAAAGCCCGCCGGAGTTTGTCTGACCCATCTAAGAAAGTGGTAAGATCTGCATCTTCTTGCTCGGTTGGCAATCTCCAGAGATTCTCCCAGAACCATTGACGAAGCCTGGTTGTATGATTCTCCTTCCTGTATATATCAGGTTCTGTTAATGGCGGTGCTGTCCCTACCGGTTCTTCAGTGGTATCAGAACTGTCAGGGTAGCGCTGCTGTTCTTGATCGTAACCGGGGGCACCCTGACCGTAAATCTCTCCATTAGCCATAGTTGCGACCTCCTCGGGGATCAACGGTCCACGGCTTATTGGTGGCTGGATCTATGCTCGCATTCACTGGCTCGACAAGTTCCAGGGGTGGACGGTAGGCGAGCGGCGTTTGACGTGGTGCGGCAATCTGTTGGGAGGCGAATGTGTCTCCGTAACCAAGCATATCGCGGATGCTATCCTGGTTTTTCCTTGCAGGATTCCTAGCAGACCAATCGTTAAAGAGCCGGTCCCCCTTTGATGCGAAATCGTCGCTCAGGGTTAGTCGGTCGTTGCGATCCTTATACTCAAGAGATTTGTTGTACATGAGATTCTCCATGTAGTCTTTATTCTCCAAGTATCGCTGCTGCCGTAAGTTCCCGGCGTCATTCATACTCGCTGCCGACCTCATTGCCTCTGCTTGCGTGTCTGCACTGTACTTCGCTGCCTTCGCTTGATTCTTTGCGTTGAAGATAGACGACGCAGTTCTAATACCCTCTGCTGCAATCATTGCCCCTGGCATTTCCTGTCCTCCTGATCCTGGCGATACTGGTGGTGCCCCCGGCATGGAGAGATTGCTAGGCTGGAATCCTCCTTGTAACTGAGGCAAAGGTCGAAACTGTCTATTCGTATAGCTAGGGGGACTACCATACGGCCTACCAGTCCCGTCATTCATACTATCTGACCAGGCCATGTCTTATTCTCTTTCTACGCTGACCGCATAATGATCGCAGTCAAGGTGCGTCGACGTATCGCCTAACCTAGAGCAGAGTCTTCGTGATACAGCATCCATTGCCATCATAACCACCTCGCTGGCCCCAATGCTACGGGCAGTATCCCTGAACATACGTATAAGTTTCCGCCCCACACTTACTCGACCTCTTTCCTTCGGGTGAACCCATACGCATTCAGCGTGCCATACCTGCGCGAATACCATGCAACCCACAATATCACCATCTCGTTCCACGACCATGACGCGATCACGGCGTGTGTTCAGCGACGGCCATACATCCCCAAGCAAGGTACCTTTCAGTCGATGCCAGTCTCGTGGAGGCAAACGACGGGATATCAAACCACTTGCTCGCACATCACATCGATCCGATACTGCATCGTGGTCCCCCCGCTCGACGCATACGAAGTCGCATATGTGATCGTGCTTCCTTCGTCCACCCTCACTAGTATCGTCAGGCTCCCGACCGTGGCTGTCGTATTTCCCGTCATCGCTACGCTGCTGGTCGTGCATGACACGGCTTGCGTCCATCCGAAGGTGACGGTCAGGGACGAACTGGTTGACGCTGCTCTCGTGATCCGTGCGGCCATTGAGAGTCGGTACACCCCCGGTGCGACTGACAGTATGTCGAAGCTTGTCGCGCTGATCGCTGCGGTCTTCCCCGTCACTGCGACTGTCGATAGCAACTGGGGGCACGCATTCACCCGATCCGCGAGTGAGAGCAGCCAATACCGCATGGCTTGCGTGACTCGTCCTGTGATTCTGTTGTTCGTGACGGGTTGCTCTACCAGGAAGTCCGGTGTCGGGGCTAGGTTCTCCATTCATACCCCCTGCCCTTGGAAGTTCCGGCCCTCGACTGAGGCTCCCACAATTCTCCATTGAATCGGGTCAGACACTACGATTTCAGGAACCCACATCTGCTGACTACTCGCCAGCCTTGTCCAGTAAATAGGCGTGCTGTATTGTCCCATCGCCCCCGCTGAAGCCGATTGTGGATTACTCCAGGTTCTCAGATCGGTGCTAGTACGAAGGGAAACCACTGGATCAACCCCTTGACCGGAGGATGTCCCCAGTCCAGGCTGCATAAGTAGCTGGAGCCTTGAGACAAACATGCGCCTTCCTGGACCTAACCAGAGTGGAGGGGGAATACGCAAACGACGGATCAATGACCCGTTGCACTCTTCTGTGTGTTCCGTATCCATGTCACAGAGTATGCCGTCTTCTCTGTTTCCTACGATGTGCTTTCCGAAGGCGTAACAGTGGCTGCGCGGCCCCCAAAAGTCATAGCTGCCCGTTGATGTGTCCCAGACGCCGCGTTCGTGCCAGAGGCCCGTAGAGAGGTCGTAGACCCATGTTGCGTTTGCTGAAGGGAACGTCAGGCAATAAAAGGTGTGACCTTGGCTACTGTAGACCACGGCTTCTGCGTCAGTAATCTTGCTCGTGCGAACATATCGCGCAATGGCTGTCTCTATCGCATAGGTACTAATGCGTGCAGGAACTAAACCCGTCGCTGCCACGACAATACCCGCACCATTCGCCGTCCTTGACAACCAGATCATCTTATCTGCGGCTAGCTTGACCGAATAAGGAGCGACGGTGCCGTAGCCGAAGACACTCCCTGGAACCGGCTGAAATGGGAACGGGCTGGTTCCGGCATCGTACCAGACCTCACCTGTTTGCTCTCCAATAAGCCAAATCTGACGGCTACCATCTACGACCATGGCCCTCCAGGGATCAGGCGCGATACTCCTATAGGCGAACTCCGTCATGTCCCAGCTTGCGCCATTGTTGAGGGCACTAATCTGGAACCGAGAGGTCGCACTATTGAAGGCCAGGAAGTAGCCATCGATCATACCGACCATTGTGGTGATACCGGCCAGGTTCCCGACAGCAGATAGCGTATTCGTCGCAATGGTCAGCAAATACCCGTTCGTGCCAGAGGCAATGAGCAATTGTCCACCGGCATCGCCATTACTAGCTATACCAGCAGGGTTGGGGTCATTCGCGACAACGCCATTCGTGACAATGGAAGCACTGTTCGTAACGAGGACTTCATAGACATGTGCCCCCATGACCGCAAAGCACTTGTCATCCATTGAGAACAAGGCTCTACAGTTCACATCTGCAACAGTTACATACTCTTTCTGACCAGGGCAGGGATACAGCGCGGACCTGTAAGGCGAAGCAGCGGACTCTATCTGCTCTGGATACCAGTTGACGGTTCTCTCGCAATCCGCCCACGGACTCTGGGACTCATTGGAGCCATATACGAATCCAGGATATTGAGACATGTCTAACTATCCGAAAAGATGTTGTAGTGTGGGCCTGCTCCACCAAAGAGAATACCCGCAACGCCACTGGACATGTCCGAGAGCCTCATATTGGCACGCTTCACGTCAGCCTTGCTCTCTATGGCCGCAATCTGCATCTCTTGTGTCAGTGCGGCATCGAAAGCACTCGACAACTCTCTGGCTAATCCTGTCCGAAGGAACCTCCGATACCCTGGAGGAAGAGCAATGGTTTCTGAAATAGCAGAGAACTCGGACACAGGCGTTGGTGCATAGATCACACCTTGCAATGTCGTACTCGTCGGGATCGGCCACGGATACAACAAGCCCAGGCCCGCTGTCCACGTAGGATTGTAATACCACGCTTGCGGATACACTGACGTGAGTTCTTTCTGGGCGATACCGGCCCAGGCGTCATCAGTCAGGACTGGACCCAAGTTGTATTCAATGGTGGGAGACACTGAAGTATCTTGGAATCCGATGTCGACAATATCCATAGGACCAGTGGGTCTAGCACAGTTAACGGCCCCACCGCTTCCTATCGTGTAACTCGTCGCTGTAGAGAGGGTCCATATCGTACGTGTGTTCGTATAGACCGTCAGACCTTCAGTGGCGAGAGCATTTATCCAGTCGTTCAGACGTTCTAGTGCAAAAGAGGCGTCGTTTGAAGATACCACCTCTCCCACTTGTAGGACGCGAAGATCCTGCAAGGCTCCAGTAATGAGGTCGCTCACCGTCATCTATTTAGACCTGATACAAGGCATTCATAAGTGTAGCAGTTGTATCCGTGGAATTCACACGTATACATTTCAGCGGAAGCACCGCACCTGCCAGGACTGTAAATGGAGCAATACTGCCGTTTTCAAAGACTGCGACGACGACTCCAGCCCCACCAACGAAAATAGCGTCAGCAGGTAGAGCCTTCGTTGCGGCATTCGATGCGTAGGTGCTTCCATCGAAGTTCACCGTATCGCTCTTCGTAATGACAATCGACTTATTGTAGGTACCGCTCGCTTGCGACATTTAATTCACCTTCGTCTTTGACGGACGGCCACGTTTCTTGGGCACAGGGACAGATGGAACCTGCTCATGAGTAGCGTTGTCGGCCAATACGGCCTCTTTCTTCGCTAACTCTCCCATGCTCTGATCTGAGAAGTGACGCCTCGCAGTGACATCAGCCACATTCCGCATGTCCTGCTCATACTTCTCGATAGCAATGTCCGGTCCTCTCGACCATCCATCCCGAATCGCTTTATCTAGACCCTCTGCATCATTCACGACAAGCTGGCACGAACGTGAGAAGGCTTCCCCGATGGCATCGCCTACGGCTGCGAGTGGATCGCCACACATGACCTTGCCATTCTCTCTAGCAAATGCCTTGTAGACCATTGAAGGATACGGCTGGAATCCATTAGGAGCAAGACCGCCCTGCTGCTTAGGAGTGTTCCACTTCGCAAGCTCTCGCGAATATTCTGTATCGGGGTTCTGGATAATCGCCATGTAATCCTCATTGAAAAATCGAGGGGAGCCACGTTCTGTGACCCCCCCCTACGTATTATTACGCTACACCGCCCGTGATGTTCGTGACCGTCCCTGACATGGGAGTCGCGACGAACGAGTTCCACAGGCCATTTGCTGCGACTGCTTGCATGGCAATCGGAGCGGCTGAGTTGGTTGTGATCACGTCATAAGAAGTGCCTGCGCCAGACAGACCCCCCGTGAACGTGAGTGTATGTGCTGCGACCCCGTTACCGATGATCATCAACACAGTGCCATCCATGTCCTTGGTTGGGACCGGGACAGTCAGCGCAATCACGCTAGTCCCGTTGAGGATGACCCGCATGTCCGTGCCGGCGGCTGGCAGGGTTAGTGTCCCGGTGGCTGTAATGCTGCTCACCACCGTGGCGCGTGACGCCTGATAGCCGACGATTTCCTGAGAGGCCGGTGTAGAGAAGTCTGCGGCGTCCCCATGTGTCACATTGCTCGTAATGACATGGGTGACAGTCGCAGTCCCGTTCACACCTCGCAGAACGGAGACAGTCGTACCAGACGTATAGTTTTGGGCGACCTGCATCACTTCTTGGTCCACCAGAACAAGCCGTCCAGCATCAAACGAGGTCGCGGAAGCGACGACAATAGACGTGTCATCGACTGCGACCGCAGCAGCGAGCGTTGTAGTTGCCAATGCCATATCAATTAACCCCAGACTCTCGCGGCAAGCCGCGCCTGAATAGTGGCCGCGCCGATCAGAATATCGAGACGGCTTGGATTCTGGTCCGTGCCAATCTGATACTGCTCGACCATCCTGATTGAGAAGCCAAGTGCCTTGCTCCGCACCGTGGTCGACTCTGCACCCGCACCGGGCTTCATCAAGTCGGCCATGACGAACGCAAACGCATCGGGGTGATAGACAAACGACTGTGGACTGGTCGTGGTAGCCAAGGTGCCACCAGCAGCCGCCGTCGCGCCCAAGACGGTAATCACCGCGTCATTAGCAGGACTCGCATCAACAGTCTGCAACTGACCAGAGGTAATAATGCTCGGGCTAATCGGCAGGGTCGCCATGACACCACTTGCGTCAGAGGTCGTTGCCGTGACTACAAACTGCTGCAAACGCCCAGTGGACGAATACGACAGCGGGTTGACCGAGTTCACACCAGCAATGGTAAAGACATCACCCTTGTTTAGTGTGGTGGCACCCGAGGCCCAGCCGTTCGTGGCAATCGTGCTGCCAGTCTGACTAGCGCCATTGATCAGTGGAGTGGATGCCGTGAAGGTGCCGGTGGTATGGACAGGATTGATAGGGTCCTGCAACCACTTATCCACACCCAACTGCTTTCGCCCAAACATGCCCTCTTCGTAATTCTCAGAGATGACGGCCGTTGGGTTGAACAGCGAGCTTGTGGTGTTTGCCAACGTACTCATGGCGAGTGGATCGAGTACGGCGCAACGACCACGAAGTGGAGTGGACAGATCCGTCAGCTTTACACCAGCCTGGAGGTAGGTCAGCGTAGCTGAAGGGGTTGTACCTGGGACACCCACAGACGAATAAATATCCCGATAGACCGCATTGAATGCCAGTACTTCCGCTGCATTGGCAAGCGCCTCGGAGCCAGGATTGATGTATCGCTCGCGGATATTGTCCAACTCAGTCGTGGCCTGCTGGCTGGAGTACCCAAACGCCACGTTCTTCTGATTGGTCAGACTAATAGGAACTGTCTGGTCATACAGGTTCTGTAGCTGAAGTGCCTGACCATCCGTAACGGTGAACCGCTGAGGAAGTCGAGCGTTGACAGTATTACCGACTTTCGCACCGGCAATTTCATACTGCGAATCGTAGGTCCGGTTGACATTGGCAAGGAACACGAGTTTATTGATAAACCCCCGTGCAACCTCCTTTGTCGTCCATGACGGCGTGGCAAGTGTATTCGCCATTGTTGTTCTCTCCTAGAGACGACCCGATTGGCGGTCAACTGCATTCATTCGCCGGAAATGTTCATCCATTGATAGGTCGTCAGTGATCGCAAGCGGGTCTGCTGCGTGAGGCGAGGTACCGAGCGGCTTAATCGGCGCTCTCGCGGAACTAACAACTCGTGCTGGGCCGCTAGTATTAGAGACAGCTTCGAGTCGTCCTTCTATTTTCCCCATTTCCCGGTAAGTTTCTGCCGGATGCAGCGTGGAGAGACGCTGAGATTCTTGCGGATTGGCTGAGAGCCACTGGATTATTTCAACCCCTACAGGGGAATCCTTCACCAGGTGCTGCATCGGGAGCGACATCGGTGTATCAAGGTCGAGTTCGCTATC